ATTTACATCCGTCCAGATAAGTGAAGCAGGCGTAATTGTTTCCCATTGGGTTGTTGATAGGGAGAAGTCTGTAGCTGAGATGTACAGGGTGATTTCCACAAAACTAGGGGTTGCTCTGAGGGCTATGTTTTCCACAAAGCCATCGAATTGCCCACCCAGTAAATTGCTAGGCAGGTTGTCAATAATTACAGGCTGTCCAAAAAAGATGTTAATTAGGTCATCTAGCATTTGATTAGGGATGTCTGGGTTATCAAGTCTAAAGGTAATCGCACCCAATGACCCGCTTGGGTCTTTTCTCAGGTTAAGCTCACGAGAGGCGATATCAGTGATGTCCACAAGGTTCTTGATGTTAGAGTCCACAGACCTCTCAAAGAGCCCGTAAGATGCTACAGAGTCGGAATCTGATACAGCGTAGGTTGATGCGTATCCTGTGCCATAGCGGTAGATAAGGCTGTTACGGATGCGAGCAGTCTGAGTTGTGGATGTGATAGAGGTTGGTGTTGCATACGAGCCATCAATGCTAGTGAAGCCATTAGCTGCGAGATAGTTAGATCTGTGGTCTGCATCGTCATAGGAAACATCTCCATTCTTTTCCTCGTGGATCTGTCCTAATGCGCTATTGGCAATCTGGTCTGCAAGTGTCTGAGACTTAGCAGAAGCACTAGCAGCAAGAGCAATCATCGTGTAGAAGCCTGTGTCAATAGTGCCGATGTAGGACTCTGCTTCATCCCATGTAGTTGTTGCTGGGTATGTATCCCATGTGACAGTAGGTGTAACTTCTGCCCATGAGAGGTTAAGAGCTGCGCCCAAGATGTCTGCGATCTGTTCGCCATCTAATTTTTCTACAAGGGCTGTGTTGAAGATAGCCTTAGTAAGTCGAGCAAGTGAGCCAATGCCCAAGATAGTGCCAGTAGTAATAAAGCCAGTTTCCTCAGGGCTACGCACTCCGATGTTAAAGTCTGAGACCTCGCCGCCGAATACAGTGACATAAGTGCCACCGCTATCTTTAAGCTCTAAAGTGATTGGCTCTGTGACATTGATGGTAAAGGGTGCATTGTTAGAGTTGATGATCTCTACTCGGCAGTAACCTGCTGTGCATTGTCTGTCAATGTCCAAGCGACCAGATGCAAACGACACAGAGGTGACAGTCGTATAGACATCATCACCTACTGTTACACGCCATTCTGGAAGCCATGTCATATTGCTATTAGCGTTCCTCTGTCTCGCGCTTCGCGAAGCACATTATCAATAGCCTCTGCAATAGCGTTAGGATCTCCCACGCCTGTGTTCACAGTAATGTTAATGTCGCGTGAACCTACTGCGCCTGAATTAAACAGCGATCCGCCTTCAGCTGCTCGGAAAGAGCCAGCATTGAAAGGATTGATTGCGCCACCTGCATACATATTAGTCAAAGCATTTAGAGAGCCAACATCCTCAATGGTTTGGAAACTGTTAGCAATACCATTTGTAAGAATAGTAAACTCTTTAAGGTTAGATCCAATGCCTGTCAGCACTTCCGCTATTGCAGTCGGGCTTGAGATTCCAGAAGGCGTTGAAACGGCAGACGGCACAGAAGTATTGCCCTGAGTCGAAGTTAGAGTTTTAGTGCCTTGCAGTCTTAGTAACTCCATCATCTTAGCAATGGCTGCATCAAGGTTAGCCAGATTGATTAGATCTTTTGGCTTTAGGCTATCAAGAATAGATTTAATGTCCGAAAGTTTAATACTTTGACCAGTTAATGCCCCAAGCACCTTAAGATCTGCATTAAGTTTGTTAGTCGCAGCAACGATAGATGCTTCATCCTTTGAGGCGATAGCATCCTCTAGGGCAAGGATTGAACGCTTGACATTTAGGCGAGCAGTATCGTTAGCAATCTGTAAAGCCTGAGATGCGCTTGTTGCTTTTCCTAGTTGCTCAGCCTGATTAGTAAGAGCTGCTGCGATCTGGATCTTGTCCATGTCAAAGACATCGCTACCCTTGTTGAGGGCAAGGTTAGCCTTATCAATTGCAGCTTGAAGTTTTTTGTCCTTTAGAATCTTGGCTTGCTTTTTAGCCTGATCATCAATTAAATCATTCAAAACCTTTTGCTGCTTAATTAAAACTTGACCTGAAATAGTCATTGGAGTAGTAAAAGGTTTAGGTGCTATCTGGGATTTTTGCCCTAACTTCTCTAATAAAGATAAATAAGAGATGTCATACAACACGCCAAAATCGGGCATGCCCGGAATCTCTTTTAGTTTGGCAATTAGTACACCAATACCACGAATAACATCTGCTGTTCTTTCAGCTGTATTCTCCATGGACTTGGCTAAGTTATCGACTGAATCGTCATCGCCTAACGCCTTAAGAGCATCCATGATCCCAGTGCCGATAATCTCCTGCACATTGGCAGAAGCCACACCGAGTTTGTCCATTGAACCTTGAAAAGTGTTTGCTGCTGCTGTGGCTGAACCTTTGAAAGTTTCTGCCAAGGTTGATGTTATTTCATAAAAAGATTTAGTTTTAAGATCTGCTTTAGATATGCCAACACCTAAACGAGAGAGTGCCGTATTGTTGCCTAGGTATGCACGACTCAACGCGCCTGTGACTGAACCTAAATCCTTCCCAGTTGCCGCACTTATGTCTAAAGAAAGATTAAGCAGTCTTTGAGTTTCTTCTGTGTCTTTTGTGGCTACTGCGAGAGCTTGATAAGCAGGGCGCAGTTTGTCATCGACAATACCAAACTCGCTTTGTAATCTCTGAATGTATCCTTCTGCACTTGCAGCATCTCGCTCAAGTCCAACATTCTTAAGGGCTAGAGCTAACTGCTTCTGAGCCTTCTCATCTTCTGCTGCTGCTTTAACGGCTTTCTTTCCATAAGCAAGAATTGCCTGACCACCAAAAGCCAGACCTAAAGCTCCTGCCAATTTCTTGACATTCTTAGTCATCTTGTCTGTTGCTGTCTCAGCCTGTCTAAAAGCCTTCTTGCCAGTAAATTCGGCAGCAATATCAATCTTTACATCTGCTGCCATTACTTGCCCTTCACTCTCTGTTCAAATTTAACTTTAGAATCTTCAATGGCTTTAATAACTGCTGCGTTAGCCTTGCCTTGATCTTCTGCCCACGCACGAAAGATTGCGCGACCTTTCATCTTGCGAGAAGCGCGACCTGCTTGACCTGTTTGTCTTTGATAAGCATTGACAATAGGTGATGTCCGATTCATTGCATCCACAAACTGCTGACCAGCATTTGGGTTATTGCTTTTGCCTACATTCTTTCCTGTGCTTGTTTCATAACTGTGCATACCAATAGCAGGATTAGAACTAGGAATATTTACCTGACGCATTTTTGCCTGTGGTCTGCCACCGGGGTTTAAGCGACCAGCAGTCTCATAAATAGATCCAGATGGTGAAGCATTAACAATGCGAGCAAGGGAGCGAAAGCCTGAACGATTAGGCTTCGATGGTGATGTCTTATATCCAACCCCACGCTTGGCTTCAGAAGATGACCAAGCTCGGTTGCCCCATGTGCCGTTGCCACTCTTAGCCCATCCGCTCAAAGGTGCAGATGATGGAATGAATCCACGAGCCTTAGCAGTAATTGGCTTAAGGATTGCTGCGATTTCTTTCTGAGTTTCTTTAGCAAGATCAGGTGTGAACTCTCTGAGGGCTTTACGAAGTGCGATTGCGCCTTTTACCTCTGTTGGCATCGCTCACCTCTTTCGCTTCATCCTTGAGCCCCTGCACTAATGCATCGAGCATTGTCTTATCTAGATCCAACAATTGCTGTGGCGCGATTCCCAATCTAATGCTTAGCCTAGCGATTAGATAGGTGAACGGAAGATCGCGCTTTAAGCTAAAGGGTCTGAGTCTAATACCTCAACACTCTTAAGTGTCTCGATAAAGTCAATCCCGAAAGGCTTGACAGATTCACCTGCTCTGCGTGTTACTTCCCATGCTAACCAATAGACATCGCTCTGCTTTTCTTCATCGCGAAACGCCTTATGGAAGCCCTTTTTAGCGTACTGCTCAAATGAGTACTCCACTGCTGGAGTGATCTCGCCTTCCAGTACGCTTCCATCTGTACGAACTATCTTTAGTTTTGCCATGAGTTTGCCCCTTTGTTAGTTTTTTAGAATGTGCCAGTTGTGGCTACTGCAACTGTTGAGTTAGCAGTAAATGTGATTGACTGTGTGGACATATCGCCAACAGCACCATTGATGTCTGTTGTGTTGTTCACTAGAAGTGACACTGTGTAAAGAGGGTTAGTAGCAGATACTGCTGTTCCCTTTTCCTGTAGGAATACACATGTGACTGTTGTACCCCATGCAGCTTGAAGTGTTGCCAATACATTTGCTGATGCTGTGTCGTTTAGGAAGTCGATTGTTACAGATGATGCTTCCAAGCCCTTAACGAACTTGTGTGCTGTGTCACCCATCGCAGTTACTTCTAGCTCATCGAATGTGCGGTTAAGAGTAATAGATGTTACATGGTCAGAAAGATCAACAGTGTTAATCTTCACGCCAACTTTATTGTTTAGAAATACAGCCATGAGATTATTCCTCGTCTTTCTTAGTAGTTACTGGCTTTGGTGCTGGTGTGCTTACTTGCCCGATTTTTTTCAGGAAGTCAGCGTTTTCTTGTTCCCACTCGGACATGTTTAGCTCCAACTCGTTAGGATTGATACGGACATCTCGCAGCTGAGTAGGTCACCCGATGCAGCGTTGAGAATACTTGGTGCGCTTATCGCGCTTACATTATAGGTCAAAGATGATGCTGCGAGCTTTGCGAACACGCTACAAACAGTATCTTCGATGCCGTTAAGGTTTCCCTCATTGTCGAACAGAGGAACAGTCATAACAATCTTGAAGTTAGCCATTGGACTAATACTAATGTGCTGATTGTTGCTAGGTGTTAAGTAAGGATCATCTGGAGAAACAATCACAGAGTTAGCAAGGACTGTTGCAGGTGGAAAAGCAAAGGTCTGCCACTTAGCGTTATCGACTAGGGCGGTTGCTAATGTGGTTCTGAGAGTAGTGACGGCAACGGGCATTATCCCACCATCGAACGCGGATCAAGTGCGTGAGCGATCAATCCTCGCACCTTAGCGAGAAGCTGTGCGCTCATTCGGTAAGGGCTTGGCTGGAAATCGACTGCGTTACTGCCTGAAAGGGTGGCTGTACGCGCTTGCCAGATTTCAACAGATATCATTAAAGCTGCTTGCTGGATTGCCATATCGGTAGTCCAGTCTGTGGAAGTCGTGGTCGATACTGATCCATAAGGATAGATCGGATGATAACCCTGTGCAGTCGTGTGATTAGTTGCCACACTAATTGAAAAACCATTCACGGCTGTAATTGTCTTAGTGCCGTTATAAGAGCTGCCTGAGTTAGCAATAGTTACGCTTTGACCTACATAAAAAGTATCGCGCACATTGTCATTAAAATATAAAGTGCCTGACCCTACTGTGTTTTCATGTGCAACTGTAAACCATTTTGGAGCCCACAACATAGGCAAAAGGACGGCATCCGTAGCATCGCATACTTCTTGGAGCACGCTGTCGCTGTAAAGCGTTCCGACTCCTAAAGTGGAGCGCAATTCTGCGACTGTTGTAAGTGCCATGTGCAATCCTTTCTAAAGACTCTGGGGAGTAGAGGGCTACTACTCCCCAGAGCGACTTAGTTACCTATTTATCAGGTTAGGTTAAACCAGTTCGCGCCTGCTGCAAGCTTTGTAGCAAGTGCTCCCTGACCGAATAGTAGAATGTCTACAGTTCCGTCTGAGTTAACATTAGTACGAAGCTGCTGACGAGCACCCTCGTACCATGTGTAAGCATCTGGGTTAATAACAGCCATTGAATAATCTGCTGTTCCTACTCCACCAGAACCCTTCATGTAACGAGATACACGAAGATCAAGACCTGCAACATTACCGCGCAGGCTTGTTGGTGAAAGTGCTCCTGCATTATTCTGAGGATTTGCAGCGATATAAATTGGTCGACCAGCATCATTGTATGACATGATGTTAGCCCACTGCTCTGGTGTGACAACCATATTGCGAGCAAAACCAAGTGAAGCAGAATAAACTGCTGCTGCTGCGCTTGAAACATAGCTTAGCAAACCTGTTGCTGAGTTAGCCTGTGCTGTTGCGTTAAGAGTACCTGCGCCCTGAATAGCAGTTGTTACAAATTCTTCAGTATCTTTTGCGTAAGCGTATTCCATCTGGACAAGAAGCTCATCTAGAAACGCTGGTGTTGAGTTCGTTAGCAATTCTAGAGTAGTGATTGCACGACCCTTAAAGGACTTCTTTGTAACTGTGATAAATGATGCTTCAAGTTGTGACTCTGTTACTGGTGAGTTCTCATCGATCTGATCGACTAGAGGCACTTCAGTAATCTTAGGCAACTCAAATGTTTTTCCAAATTCTGGCATTGTTCCGCGAGAAACTGAATCAATCATTGGGCGATCTGCGTTAGACAAGAAGTTAAGTAGTTGTGTGCTTTGTGGTGTTGGGATAAATCCTGCACCTGTTGTCTGATCGTTGTCAGCAGCGCGTAGCCATTGACGAGAATCATCA